TAGCCAGGGATTGCAGTACCAGGGGTGCTGTTGATCGACTGGGCGATGTAGGGCTGGGGACGCCAGATGGTGTTGTTGGCGCGTTCCATCATCGTCTGGTCTGTGTTGTACACAGCGACGTTGCGGGACAGTACCAGGGCGTCCTGGAAACCTTCCAGGAGGTCTTCAAACGCGACGCGTTCTTCTTTGCTAAAGCTGTTGGACATGATCGTTTCCTTTCAAAGTGTGATGATCATTTTGCCGCTTGCTTCTGCCGTTTGTACTGGATCACCTTGGTGTAGTTTCCAGTCTTTTCAGCTTCTGCACGCAGCCGTTCAAGGGTTGAGTCCACTGCTCCAGACACTCGGCCAGTGGAACTGACCATGCGTTCAGGCGCAGGGGCTGCCTTTCGGTTCGTCACTTTCAATTCTTTCTCCAGTTTCGCTACCGCAAAGGCAAACTTTACGGGGTCTTCTATTTTGGCCAGCTCGGCTGCCTTCTTCGGGTTTTTACCGAGTGCGTAAATCACCAGTGCCGGATTGTCCGCGCCTTGCAGCACGACGCCCTGTTGCGTGACGTTGAAGAGTTCCTGGGCCACGGCCTCGGCATCCTCAAAGTCTCGCACGCGCAGCTCGGCTTTCGCCTTGCCGTACCCTTCGAGCTTTTCCTGCCAGGCTCGTTGTTGCGCTTGCTCAGCCTGCCGGGATTTTTCGGCCTCGGTGTCGGCTTGTCGCTTGCGGTCGAACCAGTCTGCCAGAGCAGTCTCGAATCGGTCTGCGTCGTATTCATAGTCCTCCAGCTTCGGCTTTGGCCCAAGGACAACCGGCTTTTTCTCGGTCGTTTGGGTCAGCTTCGCTTCGAGTTCTCGAATGCGTTTTTCCTTCTCACGGTTTGCTTTACGCAGCTCTTTCACCCAACCAGGTGCCTGAGCGTGCTCATCGGGAGGTGGCGATTCCTCACCAATGGAAACGATCACCTCGTCTTCGTCGCCTTCGTTTTGATCATCGCCGGATTGCTGGTCGTTCTGGTCGGTGCCGGAATTTTGCTCGTCACCCACTTGCTCAGAATCGTCCTGGCCATCCTGTTCGTCGATCACCAAGGTTTCGTCGTCGAGGTTCTCATCTCCTGTTTCTGCCTTTTTGTTCATTCAAATACCCCATTTAACTCATCCACTTCAAACGGCTGGATGGATACCGTGTACCCACATTCTCCATCAAATCGCTGTCATCTGACAACAGGCTGCACTTGTTCACCAAGTGATGCCTGCTCCAGTGCATCGATTGTGGTCAATGCGATGTTCTGATCAATCTCGCTGGCCTTGGCCATGGTCTCTGCCGTGCGTGCGCGGGAAAGCTCCGCGTCGGCCACGGTCTTGATGGTGTCGGCGCGTGCCTTGGCGGCCTTGGCCACAGCTTCCTCGGCGGCAGCCTGCAGGAAGATGGCGTTCGGGTCTTGCTGCTGGCCACGGGCTTCCATCTCGGCCATCATGGCTTCGGCTTCCTGCTCTGTCGGTTTTACGACACCCATGCGGATCAGGCGCTGGCGGAAGTAGTTTTGCACCTCGCTGACGCCCTCGCCTTCCATGTTCATCATGGCCATCGCGCCCAAGACTTGCAGGGTCTCTGGGTCTTGCGTGATCTGCATCATTCCGGTCAGGGCACGGACTGTGGCAGCACGCTTGGAGCTGGAGGACGGGCCGACATCGACGTTCACATCAAACTTGGCCGCGCTCAGATCGTTGGCCATGCGCACCTCGCCGGTTTCCTGGTCAACCATCGGCTGAATAAGGGTCACGGTGTCGGTTTCGTCGGCCTCGGTGATGATCTTCATCGTGCGGCCTTCCTCGATGTAGATGTCCTTGGCCATCGAGAGCCAAACCTCGCCACATCGTTTCATGGCCTTGGCGAAGTTGCTCATGTAGATGAAGGTCTGCATGTCCAGCTTCTGCTGGATCATCTCCACGGCTTTGCCGCTGATGTTGCTGACCAGCTTCTCGCCTGCCTGCTGGTTGCCCAGAATGTCCTGCATGTCCTGTTCGGTGACTTGCAGCAGGGCAGCCATTGCTGGAGGCACGTTTGGTGCGCGGGTGTAGGCCACAGGGCCGCTCACGGTCTGGCTTCCATCCGGGCCGGTGATCGGGTTGATCAGCAGATACGGGTAGTCCTTGAGGTTGTCCTCTGCCCACATGACCTGGTGGCCAGCGACCTGCTCAGGCGTGAGGATGGGCTTCTCGACCGATGACAGAGCGCTGATCTCGCCCAGCTTGGACAGCTGCATGTTCTTCAGGCGCTGCGCGTCCTTTGCAAGACGGACATGGCCCATGCATCGCTCCACGTTGTCCACGAACCAACGCTTGCCGTAAACCGGAATGATCGGGATGCACTTGCCTGCGATGTAGCCAGCGTCCTCAAGGATTCGTCCACCGGACATGATGTACTTGTGCACCTTGCGCGACTTGATCTTGCGCTGGCGCACCTCTTGGCTGCCAATGGCGGCCAGGGTGTTTTCCAGCTCTGGGTCTTCGGTGAAGTCCTTGGCGCGATAGCGTTCCTCGGTGCCGTCGATGTTGCGGAAAATCCGAATCGTCTCGGTTACGTCCTCGACCTTGTAGTATTCCGCGATGTAGACCACATCCGGCGTGCACCAGTCAAACTCGTACTGGTGGATGATCTTGGGCCAGTCGGTCGGATCGTCGCCCCATTCCTCCTTGTAGGATTCGCGGGTCATCGAATAGATCACGTAGCAGTACCTGGCGTCGGACTTGTCCTGGCGCTTGGCATTGAGGTCGAAGAACACCGAGCTGTCGGCATCGAAGATCGGCTCGATCATGATGCGCTGGCGCTCGTTGTCCTCGTCCTCGTCGTCCTCGTATACGTTGCGCAGACGCCAGGCACCGAAGCCACCGCCCACCGCCTCCTCGAAGGCGTTGTCGTAGGCCTCGTCGGCCACGCTGTCCTTCTCGTCGGCACGGTACAGGCCGTCGCACGTCTCGGCCAGCTTGTCGTCCTGGCCAGGCTTTGGCGTGAAGTCCACCGTGACCCGGTTGTTGCGGTACTCGTTGATGATGCGGATCACGCTGAGGTGAATCTTGTTCACCTCGAAGCGCGGCTTGTTCTCGTAGATGTCCCAGAGTGGGCCTTCCCACTGACTGCCAGCCAGGCTGTAGAAGCGCCGGTCCTGCAGACACTGCAGGCGCTCGTCGCGCAGTGCAGTCTGGATGTCGTTGAACTGCGCCAGCGCATCGCTGTGCAGTTTGTTGAGATATTGCTCTTTGGACATGCGTGCCATATTTCGCCCCTATTTGCAAGTATTTTCTACCATTTACTCGTCACCGGCAATGGTTTGAAGTCAACGGGCCGGGATACCACCGCAGCCCTGCGGACGCCTTCGCACGCATACCGCAGCGCATCGATGACGTGATTCTTCTTGTCCTGCAGGATCGGCAGGACTTTTCCGGTCAGTGGATCGGTCTTGTAGCTGTAGAAGGTCAGCTCGTCGATGGTGTGCGTGCAGCGCGGGTGAACCACCACGTCGTAGGACTTGAGCCACTCGACGCCTTCCTCGACCGACTTCGCGCCCTTGACGGCCGGCATGATCTTCGGGAAGCCGTTCTTGCGCATGTGGCTGATCGTCTCCGGCCTGGAGCTGTCGGCCACGATGGGCCAGCGCTCGGCCTCCGGCACGGTCATGAACAGCTCTGGCGTGTTCACGATCTCGCAGCCCACCATGTAGGCCTCGTGGTCAATGTACAGCGTGCGGCCGACGATGTGGCAGCGCACCAGGACGGTCGGGTCGGTGGCGAATCCCCAGTCTGCGCCGAGCCGGTGGATGGCGTCCTTGGGTGCCTCGAACTCCTCGATGCGCCAGTTGCGAAAGACGCGCGCGCTGCTGTTCTGCAGGTAGCCGCCACGCCAGACGTGTGCGTACTTGTCCGGGTCGCGCGCCTTGTCGTATTCCATCTCGGCGCGCAGCACGTCGGGAAACCAGGGGTTGTCGTCGAAGTTGACCTCGATGACCTTGGCGTCTGGTGGCGGCTTCGCGCCGCGCAGCAGGTTGTCCACCGGGTCGCTGGCCTGGCTCGGGTTCCAGGTGAACCACAGCTCGGAGCCTGGCTTTCGGATGGTCGGCCGCAGCAGGTCCAGGCTGCGCTGAGACAGGCTCTGCGCCTCCTCCACCCAGGCACGGTCGTAGCCCTCCAGCGACTTGATCGAGTCGGCCGTGTGGTTCTGCATGCCCTGGAAGATGATCAGGCCGTCGCCCTTCTTGGACTTGATGACGGCCTCCTGCACCTCGAAGTAGGCACCGGCATTCATGGACTCGATCTTCAGCTCCAGCAGGCGCTTGACCGACTGCGCCAGAGACTTCTGGACCTCACGCACGCAGACGCTGCGGCTGGTCTGGTCCAGGATGTGCGCCTCGATCAGCATCTCGGCAAAGGTGTGCGACTTGCCCGAGCCACGGCCGCCGTGTGCGCCCTTGTAGCGCGCAGGCTGCAGCAGCGGGACAGCCCACTCAGGCGTCTGAATTTTCAGCGTCGGCTTTGCCACGGATGACCACTCGCTCGATCTTCGCAAATTCCAGAGGAGCGCCATCTGCGCCGGTCAGCTCGTGCGCCTGGGTTTCCTTCCACTTCATCTGGGTTTTGGACCACCAGATCATGGCTGCCGTGTCGCCGCCCATCGCCTTCTGGAACAGCGTCCGACCGACGCCAGAGTTGGCCTTGGCCTTGCCGGCAACCAGCTCGGTGGCAAAGTGCTTGCGCAGTGTGTCAGCGTCTATGCCTCCACGCACCAATATTGCAATCTGCTCGATTGGAAGGCCGTAGCCTGACATTGCCTCGACCTGTTTACGCTCTGCATCGGTCGGTTCGAATGCCATCCGACCAGCGTTTTCCCGTGCGCCGCCGTGCCCGTTTTCATTTTTTACAACCGATTTTTCAAGTTTTGGCTTCTTCGTTGCCATCTTTAACCTCCGCGAAAGGTTTTCCAGTTTCTGCGTGAACTCTCCTGCCAGCGCTTGACGATGACGTCGCAGTAGCGTGGGTCCAGTTCCATGAGCAAAGCAGTGCGGCCGTTCTTTTCGGCAGCGATCAGGGTGGTGCCGGAGCCGCCAAAGCTATCCAGGACCAGGTCGCCGCCCTTGGTGTTGTTGAGCAGCTGGTACTCGAACAGGGCCACCGGCTTCATGGTCGGGTGCTCGCCGTTGCGGCTGGGCTTGTCGAACTCGAGGATCGTGGTTTGCTTGCGGTC